CAAGCCAATCACCTGTAGATGTAATGCCATCTCGGTCACGCTTGGCAATCAACGGTAGTTCGCTTTCATACGATACGACTAACATAGCACGGCTATACAATCCCTGTGGGTGATACATCTTTGATGGCAACTCAAAGTTGGTAATGTCGTAGTGTTCGGGTGTGTATGTATTGTGTTGATTACCAATTGCGTAGTTGTTGAAATTGTATTTGTTGTTTGAATTTTGTGTGTAAACCCCTTCGCCGGTTGTTACAGAATAATTTGCAAGAGGTCTGAATACATTCCAATGGTATGGTGCGTGTAACAAAGCAGCACCGAAACCTCCCACATTTGAAGAGTCATGACCATCGGAAATCGGGGATGCTTCAGGACTGTTCAACATAGGATATGCCGACGGAAGATGACTCAAGACATTCAGACATGAAGATGCTGCACCGTAAGGAGAGAAACCGAGTTTTGGATGCCATGCACCCTTACCCGCTGCATACACACGATTGCCTTTGTAGATTACATCATTGTCAGCCAAAGCAACAAGAGTTCCGCCACCAATAGTAATAGACGCGGAACCAACTGCTGTAATTGTCCCAATCTTTGTCCCATCTGCTTTGTAAATAACTTCACCCACGGCAAAGGATGTATTTGCCGCTGTGCCGCTTGTGACCATAGCACCATTAGTCCCTGCCGCGTAACCTGCTGGTGCAGATGATTGGTGAATTAGCGTTGCTTTGAAAATTAATTCTCCGCTTGCAAGGGCAAACTTTGTTCCAGCACCGATTGTCATTGAAGTGGTTGATATAGCCGTAACAATACCCAATGCGTTGCCTGATGAATTAAATGCAGTATCATTGACAGCAAAATGAGCGCTAATATCTGATGTAATTGTCATAACAGATGTTGTTCCGGCCGCATATGGTGAACCGCCTACGGTTTCTGTTGTGCTTGTCACAGGTGCAGTTGTTCCATCAATAATGGGTAGTGTATTGAGATACGAATACCGTTCACCCGCCCAACCCATCGCGCCGATTGGTCGCGTTCGGTCAATCGCATCCATCAAGCCACTAAAGTGAACTTGAGCCATGTGGTCACGCCCGGATTGATTGACGTTGTTGTAACGATGAACACCGGCTTTAGACCAAACGTGCAGCACAACTTCCGCACCGGGGTCGGCGGGGTCGCACAAAGCAGGGAAGGATAATGTATTGGCCGCAACAGTTTTTCCTCTACAATGTTGGTCAAATGTATACGCATCTTCAAACACCGGTAAACCTGAAATTCGATTTGGTGCGAGATAAAATTTCACATACCAAGTTCCACCGCTATCGTATACTTCACGGCTATGATATGGTGCAAATGCAGGGAAAATCAATTCAGCAGGGTCCGTAGGCAATCTACCACCCGCAGTAGTTCTCAACCAACCACATTGAGGAAGTTGTTCACCAAGTGCTTGAGATGTGCAAGGGGCTATAATATGTGAATCAGAACTTGTGAGAGCAAGAGTCATAGTTTTGCTACCCGCTTCTGCTTCACTAATCGGCACAAGCGCATGAAGATTATACATACCCGCAATAGTGGATAATGTTACCCAACCTGTTCGGTCTTGTCGCATCGCATTACCCATTGATGGCATGAATGTTCCACCCATAGCCTTGAGCGCCCCACCGCCGGGGTGTTCGTTAATGGCGTTACCAAGCACTGTGGCTAATTCTTCTCCATTTTGGCAACGTGTAGCATCAACAACAATGTATTCCATATCGACCGCAGCGGCATTCGCCGGTCCTGTATTGGGCAAAATTGATTTCGCCATAGCACCCGAAACACGGAATGCTGAAGGTTGAATTTGTGCCCAAGATGGTTTAGCAATTCGATAATTACCCAATGCGTGCGGTGGATTGAAAGTAAGTTGATTGTCAAGCCAAGAACCACCGGGTGCATAACCGCCTTCCATGTGCCAAACGTAATCAGCAGCACGTGTGCTACCATACCACGGATATACACAATGTCTTGTTGGGTGTGCATTCATGTAGACACTTAGTGTATTTGCATTAACAGCATTCGTAATTACATTGGTGAAACTATCGCCGAAAAATCTACCATCTTCAGGTCGTTGATTCAAACCCGCTGTTCCGTGGACTGACCCAATAATTGGTAATCCTTTTGCGGGTTCCCAATTCATTCGCGTTCGCCAATGGTAAAATCCTACTGCTGTTTGATAAGTTGAGTCAAATGGTCCCTCATGGCTATCATCGTTTGTAATTAAATTTGGTAACGAAGTAACACCAACTTTTGACCATGTATTGCCTAATTGAACTACGTAAGCGGGGTCGGGTTCATTTGCATTATGGGCGTTATCTTCCATTGATGGGAATGCTTGACCGGGACCAAAGACAATGTATGTTGTTTTATTTTCTGTTCCTGTAACATGGTCTTCGTATCGAGCGGTTGGGTGTGCAAAACGAAGAACCAATGGTGATGGTTTTTGAATCAACATTCCCGCTGTATATTTTGCTGGATAAGGATGTGAAGCAATTACTGTAGCGCCCGTCAATGTCATATCAGGACTCAACACGTTATCTTGATTGTAGAATGGTTTACCACGTGAGCCTCGATGATTGTCCGTCAGCGCAGTTCCGGGGAAGAAAGCAAAGAGAGCGTTACAATCAACATTGGCGAATGATGTGCTAATCTCATTTGCGTGTTGTATACCTGCACAGCCTGTTGGTCCCTTTGAATACGGATGTGTGTAGAATTCCGAGTAGTCATTCTGTGTGCCGTCGTTTACATCAAGCACGACACCACTGAATCCGCCACCGAAGTAAAGTGGCACACTGTGGTCTACACTGTCACGTGCGCCCCGGAAATACGTGATTGGTTCCGAGAATGCGCTTCCGTGTAGCCTGTAACCGTCAAAGAGTCGCGCTCTTTCGTCTGTAAAGTAAGAAAGTGTGCGTTGATTTTGATGTAATGTTGAAGCAGCCATTGTATTCCATTCATCACTTGCTGATTCGGGCATCCACTTCAATACCGTTGATGATGGAATGATATACAAATCGTCACCATTGGCTAATGCTTCTACACTCCCATCAAAAATTAATATTGTATCAGGACCCGAACTTGTTGCTTGAACTTTTCCTACATAATGACCATTAGAACGAAACACCCAATCAAACTTTTTGAATTGTTTACTTGGTGGTGAAATTGTTTTTGTTGATAAAACAGTCTGTCCAATGGCTTCTGTTCCGTTAATTTCTACTTGCGTCACAGTTGCTTCCTCTAAACCTGCCAAAATCATTGTATTGGCTGATTCTACAACAGCAGATGCCAACGGATTACCACCGAGATAAACTGTTCTTCTATCACCAAAACCACCTTCAGCACCTAACCATCGGTCTGTAGATGAGCCATTTTCATCGTAGATGTAACCCCCTTTCATAGTCGCAGGTTTGACAAAATGAGCAAGAGTTTGATTATCAAAACTACCAAAATGAGGGTGAACTTCTGCTGCACCACTTGGGCCGTCGTTTGTTGCATAATCTGTATCTATGGACACATAGTAACCTGTGTTTTGGAATGGGCTGTTTGTAGATGCTATATCAACGTGTGAAAGAACAACAAGAGGATTGTCAATCTTAGGCAGAATATGGTCACCGGGGATATTTGTGAATCTCACCCCCTTCAGATTCTTTCGCCAACGTTCTGTATCTACAGGGTCATTCATTGAATCTACAAGTATTGGTGTTGGTGTATTGGCATGATGACCTCTACCCTTTGTTCTAATTTGTAGAATGGTTTTGGGCAAGAATCCACAATCGAATCTTGTTTGTTTTTCTATATCGGTATTCGACAAAGCATTGGAAGTGTCAACCAACCATTTTCCTGTTGTGTTTGCAGAACGTGAACTACCTGCTTCATTATCTGTTGGATTGAAAAGTGTAGTGTATTCACCAAATTCATTGTGTGTTGCTTGAATTCCCATATCACGGTGTGTTGAAGCCGTAAACATTTCTGATATTGGTCGAATTTTATTTTCGGGATTGAATGCTCTTACACGAATAGCGTCCTCGGCAATACCCCATTCGCCAAATGTTCGTCCATCAAATGCATACATATCACGACAATCGAATATAGACCCTTCAATCTCATTCGGGTCAGCAAGATTGACAGCGAATTCAGTCACAGCGGCCATCAATTCATCTGTCATTAATGTTGTATGATTCAACACAGGAGAAATCAATGCACGGATGTTTAATGAAGAACTACCAAATGTTCCAGTATCGTCAGTGTCAATATGATAACCTTCTACAGCGTGTGTAGATGTAAATGTAGCACCTTCCACACCGTAGAAATAATGAAGACCGGATGAAATTTGTGATTTAGTTGTTCTGTGCGTGTAAGAGAATGTCGCCCCTCTAACACCATATGTATCTGTGCCAAAAGTCAAAGTTTCGTTAGCCTGTGTTGCTGTAGCAGCGGCACTCAATTCAAATGATGTTACATCAACGCCTTCTGAACCGGTGTTAATTGATGCTACTACAGCGTTTGTAGGTATACCCGTGCCTGACACTGCCATACCGACTTTAATTTGTGTGCTTGCATCACACGTTACCGTAGCGTCAGTATTTGTTAAATCACAAGTTGCATCAGTAAATGAAGCATCATTCACTACATCAGATACTTGAATCAAACCACTTTCTTTCGGATAACCCATATAGCCTAAAATATCAGATGCATCGACGGTTCTATCACCTGTATCAGCACCGGATTCATATGGTGAATCAAGGAACAATGCAAGAGTCTTGTTTGTAGAATCATACACAATAGCCGTATTGACACCAATAGCAGGTGCGGGAACACCACGCCATCTGTTACCACGCCATTGTTGGTATTTGTCTTCGGCCAATGGTGAGCCACCTACGCTTTCTGCATATTGTGACATTCTCCCTGTAGCGTCACCTGCACCATACATATGCTGCCCTAACGTAAATCCGCCCTGTGATACATCTTGGTCATTGAAGAAGATACAAACCTCATTTTCAATTGTTGATGGTAGAATGGTTTGTTCATTGGAAAACTTCTCGCCAAACTTTCGGTAAATGTATCGTAGGCCGTGGCCTCTACCGTAATGGTCAATTAGTCTAAATCCGTAAATTGAATCTTCACCGATATTTTTTACATCTGCCGAAGGAACGTGCGCTGTGTATTTTTCGATTTGCAATTCGTTTCCATACAAGAAGCGCTTGCCATAATATCCCTTGAATCTCTTGTCGCCTTTTTGACCGAAACCCCACGGTCCTGTGTCGGGTGCGAAACCCGGTATACCCGATTCAACAAGACCACCGAAGTTGACTCTTGCTGTGGCACGGGTAGCAGGGCGTAACCCCTCAACGAAACTTGCAGCGGGGCTTTGAATTTCAAACGATTCATCATTCACCGTATTGGAAGTCATACCTGAACCCATAGTCGATGAAAGCAAACGAAGATGGGCTGTGGATTCTAACTTGGCTTCTAAGTGTGGGTCGCCTCTTGTGGTATAATCTGAATTGCTCAAGAACGGCTCGGTCGTGCTTTCTGTATTCAAATACTCACGAAGTGTTGTAACGGGTGCAAATGGACGACCGTGTTTGTTTAGAGGCATTGGTGCTGGATGCATATTTTCTCCAAGCATTTCGTCAGGTTGACACCAAAAGTTTCGGAATCGCCCGCCGTGACCAATCAAAAATTGAGGTTGATAGGTTGATTGTCCCTTACTGTTATCCAACCAAACACAGAAATTCCGTCCACTTGCACCGGGAATTGTCGAATGAATAACGATTGTAAAGCCCGTTTGTCCGTTTCTATCTTCAATAACACGACCCAAATGAGCGCGAGCGTAACCCATGTGTGAACCTCGGTCGCTGTTTTCCTGTGCATTTTCAGGGTCCCACCACGGAGCAGGGTCGTAAGTAGAACCTGTAGCAGCAAAATCAGCACTGATGTGAGCCGCCGTTGGGTCAATGTTGGGGTCCAACGAATCTTGTCTTGCGCCAATACGATTCAAATCAAATCTGTCGCTTTCACCGGGGTATTGATGCGATGGTCTACGCGCGTGTGTCCTTCCTTTCTTTGCTCCCGCTTGATTGATAATACGAATGATTTCACGTGTCGCGGATTCAATATCCACAATACCTTCTTTCTGTCCAACTTCACCAAAGTCTACAGATAAACGTCTAACGAAATCCATTTGCGTCCAATGAGGTAGATGTTGTAATCGAGTTTCTTCATGATTACTCAAATCAAGTTCAAGTGAACGAACACCTTTGAGTGCAAGGAAAGCGGATATACATCGTGTGCCATCGGGTGTATCAAACAATGTCGAAGATTCATTAATTTTGTAATCATCACCACGTGCGATTCTTGAATCTCTAAAGGCACGAATCAACGGGTAAGATGAATTCTTTTCTTTTCGTGCGTCAATGTGGTAATCATTCGCCCAATACGAATTACAAGTTGCAGGTGTTGTTCTTGGTTGTGCGCTGTCAGCAACGGCTCGGTCATCTGTATACGCTTCATATCGAAGCCCTGAATACACTACGTGACCGTGAGATTTTCCGTAGTAATTGAAATTCATATCCTTGTATAGTGCATCATTATTTCTAAGTGAAACCAATGTTCCACCACCAATTGTAACCGTTCCCGTTGCTACTGCTGTTACTTTTCCGAGTAAAGTTCCATAATTTGGCATAGAAGTAGAACCACCAAAACCAACAGAAGCGGTGGCTGCACCTGCATAAACCATATCCCCTACATTGAAGTATTCTAATGGGTCAATGTTATCACAAATAATCGTTGATGTGTGGCCTTTTGGATAACCTGCGGTAAGATTTACCTTCGGTCCCATTACGGCTTGGCTGGCAAGATTCAATTGCTTTGGCCGTGAAAACGGTGAGGCATTCGTAAAGTGGTCTGTGACCCAACCTGTCGAACCATCAGGATTTTTTGCATCAAACTGATTGTTGGCTATGTCGTGTGCGTATGCACCTTCAATAAATACCGATTGTTGAGTGTTTCGATGCCATTTGTTTTCACTTGGGAATCCATTTGCAACGTCAATCTGTGTGCTGTATTGTGATGGATTACCACCATTGATTGTTGTCATGCTCAACGGCAAATCGAATGTTCCATCAGTTGTGCTAAACATACGCGGAACGCCCACGTATGATGCTTGAGCGCTCGATTGCACCTGCATATGAATATCATGGAAAGCGATGAATTCACGGTCGTGAGCCACATCGTAGAGAAGCACACGGGCTTTTCCACTTGACGCCAAGTATGGGTCTACATATGCAATCGTCGGGGCTTGGGATGCATCCAACCCCATCGCTTCGTAATTCAATTCAATTGTTTTGTTTACGTGTTGCGCGAAATTGATAGCCGTATCAAGACAGTTGTTCGCAATTAGGAAGTTCTCAAGCGGTATACTCTCACGCGGGCGTGATGCAGCAAGTGTTCCCTCGCCGCCATTGAAACCTGACCATACAAGGCCCTCATTGAGAACACCACGGCTTTTACAGAACAGACCTTCTACGGCGTGTGGATTGTTCACTGTCATGTTCATCCATACAGTGTCGCCGTTTCGTAGACCACCTTGAGTAAACGGATAGTGCCAAGTCGAGTTCAATGTCGCGTCTTCGTCCTCTTGGATAACAGAACCCGTCCCAACACGAATGAAGTCATCGGCTGCGATAGCCGTCACGTTGTTTGCATCAAGCGTGATAGTCGTTCGTCCTCGCTTCAAAGCACAGTTGTTTGTAAGAGCGACTTTTGTTCCACCGCCAATTGTCAAGGTCCCACTCGCGGTAGCAGTAATAATTCCAATCATACGGTCTACGTTCGCAAGTGTTGCAAAAAGAACATCTCCTACAATGTAATGAGTTGTTGGATTAGCACTCACGGCAATAGTTCCTGTGTGGGTTGCAGCAATTGTTCCACCACTATTATGTGTCAAAGTCATTGGTGATGTTGGATTCAAGTATGAAGTAACAGCCGCTACTTTACCAACATAACCAATATCACCCGATGTATCACCCTCGACATAAATTTCATCGTCTACACGAACAGCCAATCCTTGTTGATTAGCATGAAGTAATCGACCGCTATTTTCAATGTTGTAAGTAGGTGTTACCAACTTAGCGGGTTCTGCGTAAAGCGTTGTTGTGCTTGCAGCACTTGCAGCAATACTGAATGTCCACTCATCGTAATTTGCACCTACATATGTGCCGTATTTGACGGGTCTGAATGTGGCTGTAGTCATTTCATCGTCGCGTTGTAACGTTGGGTTACTAATGGATTTGACAGCCATACCTTTCTTTTTGAGCATGATTTCTTTGCCCTCCATATTCGATACCCAAGCAGGTATCGCGTATGGCGTCGAACCGCTAATCTTCTCGGTCATAATCAAGAAGGAAGAGTTACCAAGATTTTCTGCATTGGTCATCGGCGTTGTGCCGAGGTAATACGATTCATAATCAACTTCTTCGTGCGTAACTTGAGTAGTGTAAAGTTCGTCACCGGCACTCATTGTCATGGTTTTCTCTCGTATAGTAGCAACAACGAATGATGCACCGGTCCCTATTCCGCTATCAACGATTGATAGAATATCCCCTACACGATAACCGGAACCACCTGCTACTATGCTTGCGATAGATGCTACCGGTTTATCCGCAGAACTGGTTACAGTAACAGTAACTGTGCAGCCTGTTCCATGCCCACCTTTTGTTGCAAGTGTTCCCGAACCGGTGTAATTCAAACCACCTACAACTGTTCCTGTAGTCAAAACTTCTCCTGAACTACCCGACGAAACAGCCGCTGTATATTCTACTTCGGGAAATAATTCGGCAGCCTTTTCATCTACTGTTACAATAGCCAAACCCGTGAATCCATTATGATTTGAAAGAGGCTCTACTTTCTTCACAACACCTCTTGCTCTCTTTGTTTGTATACGTGGTGCGTGAGGGTTTGCTTTTGGTCCGGCAGCAAATTCTACAGCACTAACGTATTGCCGTAGACCATAATCGAGATTACCACCTTGAGTTTGCACATTGGCTCTATCGTGATAATAGTCACCACGACCTTCAAAATCTGCGGTTGGTGTATCTACATCCGAACCAATAGGAATGAGTGATTCAGAATCATACGAAGCACTACTGAAAATTGCTGCACCGACTTGGGCTTGTTCAAAGAAATTATCACTGTAGTAGTATACAGCGAGATAACCATCAGAACCGGGATTATTGGTATACAAACACCATGCTCCTGAAGAAAGGAAAGCCCTTCGATAACGTGGTAATTTATGGAAATTTACTTGTTTATCATTAGACGATTCAGGAAATAAACTCGGTTGTGCGAGATAGATTTTGTGATTATCAGTAGTCGCATTCATTGTAATCTGTGTAATCGTTGTTGAAACAATGAAATCTTTGTCAATAAAATTTTGATTGAATGATGAAAAGACGCTTTTATCGTTGGCTTCTGTGTCTTTACATCGTCTACCCACGGGTGTTGGGTTCCATGTGTGTGCAGTATAGGTGCAATCGAGATGAATTTTCATACTGTTGTCAGGACCGGGATAGACGGCTTGTGCTGAATTTTGGAAAAACTGATTTGGAAATACAGGAATCTCAACCAATGCGCGTGTTGAAGCATACTGTGAACCCAATTGATAATCGTGTGTTACATCATTCATTGATTGGAACATTCGGTCATTGACAGTTGTTCCATCTTGACACATATTCTCTTCCAAGAATTTGTTTGTGTTGTAAATTACCTGATTGATTGAAAAGACACCCTTCACATTTACATTAATTAGTTCATTTTGAATACACCATTCTGAAAACAAGCCCACTGCTTGTCCATCGCCCATTAAAAATTTACTATCTTTTTGTCCATCGGTGCTATCGAAAAAGAATGCTGAACCCGATTTAGCGTAGTATTCAGCGCTCGCTCCGTCAGCGAGATAGATACGTCCCTGCTTTGGGAAACAATAGGTTCCCCATGATTTCAAATCATCTGAATTATTGTTGAGAGGTGCAACGGATAACCAAGTTCCTTTTTCGGTTGCGCCTCCATCAATAGTGGCGATGGTCAAAAAACTCGTTTTAATGACTGATGAAGCCGAAGGACTACCTGAACCCGCATCTGTTTGTTTCACTTTGAAAGTGTCACCAACCGCCCAATTGTAACCACCGGATGTTACAGCCCAAGAGTGTATAACACCTGTAGAAGAAGTTCCTACAGTAACTGTGCCTGTAAGGCCCACACCATTACCGTTGACGTTTTCTACTGTGGCTGCATCGTTTGTAGCGTCATTGTAACCCGAACCGCCGTTTGTTACTGTCACTGACGACACTACACCGAACGGCGTGTTCTTAACCATCGTGCCTTGTGCAGCACAGCCGTGCTGTGTAGACCACGGCAACCGAGCCAACGGCGACGGGTCCCACGTAGGCTTCGTATTCATCGCACCCTGACCGGGACCGCCGAGTGACACGGTGACCACGGGCGCATTCGGCTCAATCTCCTTGACGATGATTGAATCGGGCGACCCCTCGCCCACGACATTGACGCTTTGGGAAACAGTCGCCTCGCCTATGCTGCGTGTTGTGACTGATGTAATCAAACCATTTTCGCCTTCTTCTTGTTGCACAGAACGAATTCTGTGTTGGCCCATTATGTAGTAACACGATGCAACATTTGGCTCAGATGTATTTGAAGTTGAAGAGCGCATTTTTGATAATTGATTTGTTCTAATTTTATTCGATGGCTGTATAACAAGAGTAATCCGTGCATCAGTGGTAACATCTAATTTAAAATCAATAATATCGAACAATTCATACAGATTTGTATTACCTGATGTAGAACCAATATCAAAAACACCAGTGCCCGAAGATGTAGCACTCACTGCCCTTCTTTCTGTTCCATCAGCAGCCGTTACCAATGTCGCTGTTTTACTTGAATTAACAGCCTCAATAGCCAATTTATTGAAAACAGATTCATGCACTAAATTAGTATGTGATGCTGCTACATTTTGTGGTGTTGTATTTGGTTTCGCTGTTGCGCTATTTGGTGGCGTGTAATTATTCGGACAAGTAGATTCATCAAGTTCAATATCGTTTTCTAAACCGCCCGTGTTATCACCAATAAACAAATTTGGTTCTGAAAATAAATCCAATGATGAAGATGTTGGGAGTGTTACATCTATCACACCACCGGGCGAAAATAATGTTGTATCTTTAGAAGCGTCCGCAAGGTCAGTAGTTATCACATCTAACACGGTTGTTGTGCCAGTCAAAACATACGAACCCGCTGGAACTGTTTTTTCGACCATTAGCATCGGAAATGTTTTCCCCATTGACGCTCCCGATAAATCAATAGCATTGTAATGAATTTCTACGAAAGGTGCGATGTTATGTGTAGACTGAAGAGTTGGAACTTTGAGTAATGCAACACGACTTGTCGATTCAGGACGAAGATGAAAACGTCTTGTTTCTGTATCTATAGTGTCGAATTCCGGCATTGGTCCCTTCAATAAAAATGGCATAGCATCAAAACCATTTGAACCAATAGCAATCATTTCTTTTCCACTTGCAGGTAAACCGTTGTCTATTATCGTATCAACAGAACATGAATTAATGATAGTTTGAACTGTCATTGTTCCTTGTTTGTTGAATAAATCAATACGAGAATTTACAGGTAAACTGTGTTTCAAACCTCGACAAGTATTGTCGTAAATGAGAGTTGAAATATCACTTGTTCCATCTGTAGTTTGGTCATAAATTTCAGATGTAGCATCAGGTAAACGACGAAGGAATGGATGGCCTGTAACGTGAGAATAACAGTGTCTACCACTATGCCCAATTTGATACAACTCATCAAGAGTAGCGGGCCACACTACAGCATACGGATTTGTAGGTGAATTTGTTGTAGTAGCCATATTTGATGAATAAATTAAACCATGTTGTTCATAGAAACTTTCATCCAGAATCATCTGACCCGTAGTATCAATAACTTGGGAACCCAAATGAGATGGCTGATATGGTTTTCCTGTTCCATTATCAACAAGCAGGTCTGCTCCAAGCACAACAAAATAATCATCTACATTTGCAGTGCGGTCATGAAGAACACCACGAAGACCAATTGAGCCAAACGCCGACGTTGCCATATTGTCAAAATCAACGTGAATACTGCTGACAGTAAGCACACCGGTTGCTGCGTTAATACTGTGTAAACGAACTCTTTCAGGGGGTTTTTGATTTGGTTTTTGTGTATCACGATTGATAGCACCGGGATTGATGAGAAGATTATATGGAACGTGCGGAACGGCCATCGTGGAAGCGGTGCCGGGTGAAGAAACATAGTTTACAACCTTGTATGAACCCATACTGTATGGAGAGAGTGTGAAGTCTACAGTCGAAGATGTGAATGTTGTATGCGCTTTCCCCGTCATTTTCAAAATCATCGCTTGCGCTTCCGCAGTAGAAATTTTGATTGTCGTTGTTGTTCCATCTGTAGCCGCGCTGTAAACTGATGATGTGTCGCTACCCAAACCTATGATTGTGTAATTTGTTTCATCTACATCAATAGGCTCTTCAAATCTGTAAAGTCCTCTTGATTTTTCAGCCATTAACGGCATAATGTCTTCAGGCAATTCAGCGGAAAATAAATCTGTAAAATGAATACATTCTACGATACCACGAAATTCACCACCCTTACCACCAATATACAGATGTTCATTTGACCTTGCCAATCTTCCGTTATCAGGAATTTCTGCACTCGCCATCAATTGTTTATTGACAAAAAGAACAACTTTATTTTTGGAAATACCAGCAACAACGTGCATAAGAGGACGGTGATTGATATTCAGATTGGTAGCATCATTAGAAGCACCAATAAAACGATTGTATGAATCATGTATACCGCCATCAAAGGTAGGATATACTGTTCCATCATATCTTGAACCTGTATTTTTTGCTGTAGTTAGTTTGATAGGTTCATTTCCATTTTTACCTTCTACATTAATTGTAAATGTAGCCGGACCCGCAGTATCTACATTACCAATTTCCAATTTAAATTGTCCTTCACAGGATGCTATAATACCACCACAATCGGGTATAACCCATGCTTCAATGGCAAAATCAAACGTTCCTTTTGGACTCACATCAGTAAAATCTCTTGTTCCGTGCGGAGAATTGCCCAATATTGTAATCGGACTGTAGGGGCCTTCAGGTAATTCTTGGCCCACACTATTGAAACGACCCTGTGGTATGATGACACTATCGCTTACGCCGTCAAAAAAATACGCATGACTTGAGCGACGTATACCAACCATAACATCACCAAATCAAATCAATTGGTGCGAAGACAATAGTAAACGACCAAATAGGTTCACCACCCAATTGCGTAAATGTTGCTTTTTGAACAGTTCCTTTAATACCAGCCGCATTTCGTTCGTCAGCGTCAAATTCTACATTACCTGCTTCAGCAGATTCGCTTCCTTTTTCCCAAGCCATATATTTGGCTCCCGTTGGCATCCAAAAATTTCTTACATTGTATGCTTCGTTAGGTTGAGCATGATACAATGAATTAAATGGAATCTGAATTCCCGTAATGTAGTCACCAAATTGATTACCATTTTTACCAATATTTGTTTTACCCTGCCACTTTTCTGCTGAACCTACGGCTTGAATTCTTGATAAAATTGTAGCGTTATCAGAATTGTTTATGATACCAAACAAATCCATTACTTTGTCACCCGCCGACCTTACACCTTCGTTTCCTTTTCCACCCGCGAATGTTTTTATCAATGGTAAAATACTAAATTGATTTCTTGCTAAACCAGTGATTAAAGGAGACTGGGTATTTCCTTCTTTACCGGTTGTTATTTGAGTAATTCTCACTTGTGTATTGGCTTCATCAGTAATTGTTGATGTTTGCAAAACAGCAGTAAATTTTGTCTGCAAAACAGAATCATTTGTAATTAAATCAACGAGATTATCTGCTATTTCTGCGTGTGTTCCTTTGACTTCAGAACCTCCTGTGTGTCTGTAAATAGCGATGTAGTAATTACCTGATGTAATACCAGAATGGTTTGCTACAGCGCCATCACGACTCACCATGCTAATAACGTATGATGTTCCATCGGCAGCAACCAAGGAAATTTTCACTTTGGCTAATTCAGGATTAGCAGAAGTAATTCTTGTGCTACCAACCAATGTTAGAGAATCAGCGGTTGCATTATCGGGTAACCAATCTTGAGATATAAAATTCTTTTTGAAATTTACTGAAGTTGAAAAATCAATAGTAGCAAACGCCCCTTGTGCAGAAGACGCACTACTCACAATATTTGAATCGCTCATAATCCCATTGATGATAATGGTCGCATTTGATAAATTAAAATCAAAACCAGCGCGCTTACTTCCCGCAAAAGGAAGAGGTATACCGCCTGTTTTTTTCTCAACATCAAGGGCTACATCTGTAGCCATGATTTGTGTAATTGTGCCATCACTGTGAACAAGACGAACGGGGATATTTTGAGGCATCAGTATCGCCTCGACATAGTTGAGCCACCGACTGAACGGGCTACTTCTTGTTGTATCATGTTCCCAATCTCACGTGCTAACTGACGTTTATCAGTTCTATCGGTAAGACCTGAAAGATTGAATGTCATATTGAATGTGCCACCGCCACCACCGCCGCCTTTCATTTCAACAGGAATAGAACGACCACCCGACAGAGGCACGATGGCTTCTGTGCCGTGTAGGATAGCAGGGTAGCCGCTTGAGGGACCTGATGCTATACCGCCTTGTGAGAAGCCTAAGACGCCACCTACAGTATCACCTACCCCACCAATGAAATCACCAATACCATCTGTAACAGTAGATATAGCGTCAATAATTGGTTCAAGAATACCCCATACGAAATCACCGAATTCGGCTGCTTTACCCATAACCCAATCCCACATACCGCCGATAGGTTCTGAAATATACGTTGTCCAAAGATTTCCGATACTTTCCCAAATACCACTAATGAAATCACCGAAATCGCTGCCTTTTCCTTTGAGCCAATCCCAAGCATTTCCGACAGGTGTAGTAACCCAAGTGTTCCAAAATTCACCTACACTCTCAAAAATACCACCAACCCAATCACCGAAGGCACTTGCTTTTTCTTTCATCCAATCCCATGCGCCGCCAATAGCATCACCAATAGCAGCCATGCCGTCATTCCATGATTCTTTTACAGAATCAACAGCACCCATAATCCAATCTGTAAAATTACCCCACGGGTCTTCCATGAAAGTTTTGAATGCATCGCGTATTGAAATATACGTGTCACTAAACCAACCTCCTATAGATGAAACAGTTTCTCCTAACCAATCAAAAAACGGTTGAAGGGGTTCTACGACTTTTTCTTGCCACTTCACTTTGACCCATTCCCAAGCATCACTGAAAGCATCTTTTACTGCCTTCACTTTCTCTTTTACATTGTCAATGAATTTGCTAATGAGTTCACCGATTACCTTGAAGCCGGAACCAATGTTATTCAGCATACTCGACATACCCGTAAGCGCACCTTGTAATGCTGCCAAACCTGCCATCAAAAGTCCTCCTTATCCAAAAATCCGTAATCTAATCTTACTGTTTCATTTCCTTTGCTCTTTGCTTTTTGTTGTTGCACCTTCGCCTGTTCTTGTTGTTCTTCTTCAACTACCAAAGCCCAAGCGAGAGATTGCTTGAAGAGAGTGGGGGGCATTGAATAAACTTCCAACAGCGAAATACCATAATGCTTCGCCACCCTATATGCTAATCCTTGTAACTGGTATTCAATATCTTCGGGTGTTTCAATTTTTCTTTTTTCAATATACTGCTGCACTTTCAACTGCTCGGATTGGTAAACCCCCCTTGCATAGCCTCCGCAATTTCATTGGGCTGAGGCATTACACGGGAAATTTGTTCTCCAACGTAACCTTTCATTGATAGAATTTCGGCTTTTGTTAGTTCAGGGTCTGTGCGAGCAATCCAATGCTCAAAGGCATATTCCCAATATCCGCTTAGATTGAAAGAAATTTCGCCGTCTACGATGTTAAACATCGTTTGGGCTGCGTTTTGTATGTCCAAAAAAGAGAGGTCACGAATCCATACGTGCATGACAGAAGCCTCGTCATCGGGGTCTACCCGTATAACGTGCTTCGTTGATGTGTCATTCTTCAGTATCAGGCTCTTGTTCTGTGTCACCGTGTGGTTGTTCATTCAATATCTCTCCTTTGGTTGCAGCCGCGTCAGCGGGGGCCTCCGATTCGGTGTCAGCAGCCGCGTCAGCGGGGGCATCTACCTCATCTGTATCGGATGGAATGTCATCTTGTTTCAAGCGTAGAGCAAGTTCGGCTTTGGTGCCATAGGCGGGAAGGCCGCGCTCTTTTGACGCTTCTTTAAGTTCAGCGAGCGTCCATGAATCATATTCTTGAACGGATTCAGGGAATGGGTTTTCTTCAGGCGCGGCTGATTCAGGGTCAAACTTTGGTGAAGGCGCACCGGGTGGTGGCCCCGCAGGTGAAAGAAGAGCGAGAATCGCTACCTCGACCTCTTGAATATAGGTCGGTTGTTCAGTTGAATACAATTGAGGATGGTCTTGTAATCCATTTTTTGCTGCAAGATATTGAAAATATCCCAATACACCTAATCGGCGGAACATGGAAAGAGATGCATACGGAGGTCTATTTGCTGACATTTTTTCACCTCAATACTTCAAAATTGTATCTCTACAAACAATTTTTACGGCTTTAGGCATAACCTTCAAAGCCGATTTTATGGCACCTTTATCTTCTGGAATTTGTAGCGGTGCTTCTGTGATGTAATAATCATCAATAATGATGGACATTTTTTCTCGATTTGCCCCATCGCCATTTTTTGTAAATTCAAGTAGAATTTGATTGCTCGCGCTATTTGTAAATTCAGTTGCTGTTCGCATCTTGTGGAAGAAGATAGGGTCGTCAACAATAATTTCCATATCCATATTGTATTGAGTTTGACCTTCAACAAGTAGAACGGGATTTCTTGCACCTGAAAATGGAACTTGGTCTGTAACTGCTGTGGCTGTAGTATCTGCACCATTAATTGCGTAATGTGTTGTAAGTCCTGTCGCACCGGTTAGTGTGAAACTAACGACTTGACCAATAGTTTGACCTGCTAATGTGATAGAACCATTGTAAAACATATACGGTTTTTGTGTTCCCTTTCCAATACCTGAAACATACCGACCAATTTCTGTATTTGCGGTATCGTCAAACATTTGGTGAGAGCGGTATCGACTACCTCGTATATTCGCTGTAGGTTCCAAACGACCTGTATCGGTGTAACATAGTGCAGAATCGAAGTTCACGGCCAACTTGAGAGCCGCATCATTGTCGGTTGAAAGTGTCCAATCCTTGACCTTACAACCACGGTATACACGTGTCAATTCTTTACTATCAGCCGATGAACCATCTGCAACAGATGTATCTCCTTCGTTTACATCACGGCGACGTTGTGAAACTTCAAGACAGAATGAAGGTAATGTGTCCTTTGAATAGAGAAGATGCTGCACACCTGCGTAAGATGCGTAATGTAGGTTACCTGTGCTACTTGCAGCCGCGCCCGTTGATGGTGCTACAGTTTGAAGATAAGGTGCATTTGCGACCCATAGAACATCATTATTTGCAATAGCCGACTCTATACCATTTGCTATTGTAAAGTGTGTAGCATCAGGAATAGCAGTTACAACACCGAGTCTATTTGCAGTTGCAAGAACTAAAGTTCCCGCACCACCACCGCCTGAATCCGGTCCACCGTTATACAGAATATCTCCAACTTTTACTTTGGTTCGTATATCCACTGTATCAACTGTGATACTTCCATAAGCCGCAGCGGAGCCAACAGCAATAGCACCTGTTGTTTTGACACCTGTTGATGAACCGGTTGGTTTAGGTGTTTGGAAAATGACTCTTACAGATGATGTTGAGGGGTCATGTGGATATGCCAATGGTTCATCCAAATAAACGATATTACCATTCAAGCCAATAACACGACGATATTCGTTCGTTTCGCAATTATCAAACAATCCTGAAAATGCTGCCCCGTCCCATGTTGCACCTGAAGGTTCATGGTCACTTACACAAGATGTTGTGGTGGCATCAACAATTGCGATGTAATCATCAACAGCGATATTGGTAACAGCATTCAAAGTAACTTGTGAAACACCTGCGGCTTCAGCAGCGGCTAAGTCAAGTTCACCGAAACCACTCACAAGCCCAATAGCGGGTGGTGTTTCAACTGCCTCTTTACCAAGACAATACTTCAACCATCGAGCCGTGTGCATATTGACTTCAAATGAGCCACCTTCAGTCACGAACTTACCCGGAACTTGAACTGATGTATCTCGACCAAGACCAATTACATGAAATCTCTTCAAATCAACTTTTGTTTCGGGTAGTGTAATCGCACTTGCAATACCCAAAAATTGGTCAATTTTACAAGATTCATCACTTGTCAACGCACCTGTTTTTGAATATGCAGAAGCAGTATCAAAGGGTGGTGTGCAGAAAGGTAAGATTTCAAATCCATCACCGGTTGCAAATGAAACTGCTCCTGTTTTCATAGCAGGTGAAATTGTAATTTGAGTGTGGTCACCAGCGCCTAATTCCGCTGATGTAGTAGTTCCTCCGGGTCTGAAATCAGTAATTGTAAAAACACGCCCATCAACGTCATCATTTTCAATTAGAGATGATGATGCCGCTTGGAAGAATACTAATTTTGAACCGATAAGCATACCTCTTGGATAAGCCAAGAAATGATTCACAAGAGGTGAACCTGCTGTGTTACCGGTAATTTGTAGCATGGATGAACTAACCGTTGTAATTATTATCGCGCTATTATCATCGGTTAAACGAAGTCCTGTTTCTGATGCGAAAGTAACTTCCGCGAGGTCACCCTTGTAGACTGTTGATGGCATTTCTTTTCACCTATGGTATCAATTCTGCGAGTATCACTACTTCGATTTGGAACGTCATTCTGTAAATATGTTTTGAACGGTCTGAAAGGTCTGTGCGAGTTTTCAGAACGAGCCTGTCAAAATTTGTGCCATCCCCCTTTCGTTTGGTGTGAATAACGCGCCGCAACTCGTTCTCAAGTGCTTGCAGATGCTTCCTACCCTTAATCGTTCTCATATCTACAGTGATATTTAAGCGAGTTGTGACAAAATCATAGAATAAATCGGGCGCTTCTTCGTTGTGAGCCGTTTCGTAAATGAGGATGTAATCACTTTGTTGAAGATTCAAACGCTTACCGCGCTCAGGACTTACATCAGCAATATCAACGATGATGGGTTTGTAATTGGTTGTGTTCGCACGATTCCACCCATCAGAAAGAACGCTGATGAGAACATCTGTGCCTTCCAACCACGTTGCTACCATAATCACTTACGCCCCGTAGATACCAATTCACTCTTCTTTACGTCTTTCCAATTGATTGGAATAACTTTTCCATTCTTATATTGCATTTTGTTGTCCGTAAATGTTTCGTGCGGCACACTCAAAATTGCTTGCTCATGATTCGCTTTGTATTGTTCAGCCATCTCTTCTGACGCTGCCGCACCTGAACCAACGTCTGTGAGATTACCCATCCCGTCTTTTTGCAGACCAAGGGATTGGGCCTCAATATCACCCAAGCGATTACTCAACTCTTTGTTGCCTTCTGTCATCAATTGACGAAGTTCTTTTTGGGCTTTAGCATCATCAGCAATTTCATTTTGAATACACTCATACGCAAACTTAGCATCCTCTTCAGTAATCATTCAAACGTCACCACCTCAATGTAGCGCGGAAGATTTCGCTCTACGTCTGCTTTGTATAATTGAACCTTTGATGTAAGGTCGATATTCTGTGTGCCTTCGGGAATGAGAACACTTCGGTCGTCAGCAAGAAGCAGGTCAATTGCAACAAGTTTTGTGCAAATATCCTCAATCGCTTTCTCAAGATACCGCTCACCATAGATGTAAGCCACCTTAATCGCATTCCACTCAAAGAAAGGATAAGAATTGTTGAAGTAAATGATACCCATTTCGTGGTCACACCACCAATCACGAAGACGGCCAACGTCACCTGCACTGCTACCACCCTGAAGGTCTACCTGAAATGTCGTTTGTGAAATTGTATGTTGTTTATGAAGCGGGTCATCATCGGCCACTGAAACCAACGTTCCCGCTGAAATCGTAATACTGTTTGTTCCTACGGCAGTTATAACACCCACAAGAGTTTCATCTGCTTTGTAAACAGAATCACCTACAGAAAACGAAGTGTCAGCATTTACACCATCGGTTGTCATGGCTGTTGTAGTTCCAGCAGCATACCCCGGCCCGTTATTGATAAGTGTCCCTGCTGTCAACGTGGCTAAGGGTGTTCCACTTACATTCACACAACCTGTAAACGTGTTTTCTGTCTTTCCTGTATATCTCAAGACTTCTTCTCCAATTTGCAATAAACCGCCGTTCACAAAACCTGATGTGGAAGCCGTATTGACTGAATCAACAAGATTTGAAATTGTCAATGTGGTGCTACTTACAGATGTAAAGATATTTGTTAGTTCAGAACCACCGCCTTGACTAAAGAGAATGTTTGTAGTATCTGTTGTGGCGATTGTGCAGGTTTCCCCACCCTTCACACCACGCATACTTGTGATTTTTGTAACCCCCGTGCCGTAATCTGAGTTAGATGTAGAAAGGAATTCGTTATTAACGCCGACATTTGTAGTGCTACCGGGTAATGTAAAGTTAGGACTGAAGGCTATAGCGGTATTTCCAACCCTATCTTCATTATTAATCAGGTCTGAAAGGGACTGTGCAGCCGTAGCATCGTCAAAATCTGCTCTCCAATTGGTTGTTCCTGTGCCTACAGTGAGCGCTCCTACACTACCATTACCCGGAGAGAGGTAAATTGAGTCACCGGAGAGGGCTGAAATCTCACCGAATTTAACGCGGATTTCAGCACTGCCAATTTCCCTGTAGTCATCACCTTGCCATAATTCGATTCTCAATACCTGCTGTAGATTTCGGAATAGAAGAGGTGCCGTTCCTACGTAATCTGTGTAGTATCGGCGTCTGTATGGCTTGTAGGTATCGAAATTAATGTATTCACCTGTGACAAGATAAGGTCGCCATGCATTGTGTGTAAGGTTGTCAATCTTATCTTGCATGATTTTGATGAGATGTTCTACATGGTTCTTGGTTACACCGCGTGTTCGACCATTGGTGAAAGATGCTTGATTTTGTATGTATGCATTATCGGCTACTTGGTAGTTTGCGTGTGTAATAGAATCAGCAAAATTTAATTTTACACCAAGAGAATCAGTAGTAATTGATGTAATCACCCGTTCGATACCCAATGGGTCTGCATCTGAATAGATAAGAATGGTATCATTGACAGAAAAACCAATGTTTCTGTAATCTGAACCCGTAACAAACACACCTGTTGCGGCACTGTCGCCACTGACAAGCACTGCTTCTTGTGGCCCGATGCTCAATAAATCAGCCACTTTCTGTGCTGACGTATACACAATAGCATCAGGGTCCAAGGGGCGGGTTTCCGCTTCTCCGGGGCTGAATACTACTGGCAATCATCTCACATCCTGTTCTTTTCATCTCGGTGGGAAAGATTGTATTCCATTGGCTTTCCGCACGAACCACAAGTGGCCCGCCACATGAAGTGGAGAAGGCCACAGTGTTTACATCTTGTGCCTGAACCGATGTTGAGAATATCGCCTACTTCTGATGTGCGAGCGCGTTGTGAACTGACTATACCCTCAAGAGGGCGGTCAGTATTCATGACCTTATTATGGTCAAATTTTACGTCAGATACGACGCCTTGTTTCTGTGAACGAGATATGTCTTCAAAGTCGATTGACCTAACATCGAACCCCATACATATTCCTCACGCTCAACAATATGTGACTAAGATATACACGTTACCCAAAACCGTAAACGGGTCAGAAGCAATTAAACTCGTCGTCGAAATACCCGTAAGTGTTCCGACATCAGATTCAATCGCTGCTGTAAGTGTAGCGAGGTCCGAGAACTCTTTTGGAGAGTAGGGACCTACTAACTTGTATTTGGGTTCCAGCGTAGCCACGGAGAATCAACTCCGAATCAACTTCGGCGTCCTAAGACCCACCAGCGACCTGTCATATTTGATACACAAGCAATCTGTAGACCAGTAGAACCTGTGTGTTCGACAAATGCACCATCAACACCAGCGGCTGTTTGTGCGCCACCTACGTCAGCCATAACACCCGCAGCAACAATTTCTACAACTTGACCTGTTAAATCAACGGCTCCTGATTCAGCACTTGCTGCGTTCCACGTGCCTGTAAACATAATCAGGTTTCCTATTACTGTCGGTCTTTCATCCATTGTGCTTGAGAATGCCATTATTCATCATCTCCTTGATGTTCTTCGACAAGAACCTCTTCTACTTGAACTTGTTCATTATCGAGAGCGGGATTAAGGTGTTCAGCGACCATTTCAAGGGCGCGACCTTTTGCTGTGTAACCATTCAATACTACACCATTTGAAGTAAGCCAAGCGAGAATGTCTTTTCGATTCCAACCTGCGTCGGGAACACCGTCATTACCTGCATCAACTGTTGGTGAACCTTCGTCACCCTCGATACGCCAATACTTGGTATCAAGGCGATTTCGCCAAAGATTCAACCACTCTTGTGATACAGTCTCGGTAACACCGCGCAAGCGATGTTCTTTCTTGTCCAGTTTAACACTGTATGACGGACCAAGATAGGTCAGCAGAGGCAAGTTATTCCACCTCAGTTGAGTAGCATTACTGTTGCTGTGAACTGACCACCGGCTTCACCGTGAGCCACAAGTGCTGGAAGCGCACCGCCGGTCTTTGCAGCCGGTGCATTTCCTGTGTTGGTGAAAGTCAATTGAAGGTCTTTATCAGTCACGTTGAAAGAATATCCGAGAATTGCTACAATCTTTGAAGCACCTGCACTGATAGTCAATACCTGTTCAGCAGCGTCTGCTAAGGTAGCCTGAATGGTTACCATTCGCATACTACCTACTGCGTTACCGTCTGCGTTTGCAGCATTGAATCCAGCCAATGTGCCGGGGTATGAACCGCCGCTGTTTCCGCTCAACCAGCCTGTTTCATCAACAGGTGTTCCTGTTCGCATATCAAGGTCCAAAAGAACCGAGACTGTTCCTGTTGAGAAGTCACCGTCATCGAATGATATTGTCAATCCTTTTCTTGTGTATGTTTCTGTTGCCATATTTCATCATCTCCATTTTTATTTTTTTTTGTGTTCCTCACTTAAGGTCACGGATTGAACCCTGACCTCCGAAGAAAGTAGTCCATAGTTCGCCCATTGAGCGATACATACCCTCTTGTCCGAGGCGGTTGATGGCGAATGGGTCGCCAGTTTCAATACCACTCTCAAAGTATTGGGTTGGAATTGCTGTGCTGAAGTAGAGGTAGTCAGTGTCGAGGAAATACATTCGACTTAGACCGTCCTTTGTTACGTCCTTGCTTGGAATGATTGGGACACCGTTGTATGTTGCAACGATGAAACCAGCCTCAAGACCGGGAACACCCTTTACACCGTTGTAGGTTGGGGTGACACGCTTCTCTTCCATGAATCGCTGTTGGCTTTGCAATAGTTGCTGTAGACGCATTAGAGTGTCATAGCCAGTTAGGATAACCTTCGGGTTACCACCACGTTCCCAAGTCTGCTGGAACAAGGTGTCCAAGTGGTCAAGGGAAAGAGTTCGGCGGCTACCTGCTGCACGGTCTGCACCACAGTTTACTTCTGCGTTAGACCAAGAGTTTGCACTTCGGTCAATGCTGTAAATGTCGAGGTCGGTTGCGCCACAGTGGTCGGTTCCGGCGCTTGCGCCAGTTTCCATTGATGTTAGTCCACCAGATGAACCACCGTCGTTACCAGTTACTCGGTCGAGTGATTCAAAGTCGTTACCGGCTACGGTTTCGGAATCCTCAAGAAGCATCTTGTTGATATGCTCTGCGTGGTGCTTGCCCATCTCTTCTTTGAGGACAGCGCGGATGTCACCAAGTCCATCGTCCTTGTCAGCAAGGAACATGGCTGTTTCGCTCATATCGAATGTGTGAACAATCGTTTTGGGCTTTGCAGCGATGTGCTGGAAGGTAGGCTTGGTTGTGTCTGGTAGGGTTGCGTTCTCAGCAACACCGCCGCCAACAGTGAAGGAAGGTCGTGAAGTAATAACTCTCCATCCACTTCGCTCCCAAGGGCGCTTTGGTAGAATGCTGAATGCATTGAATTCTTGGTTCAACTGTGACCAAACCTTGCGACCGTAGATTGCTTGGTATGTTCCACCAGTTGTGGACAGCATAGGGCTGTCAGCCTTGAGTAGTTCGGAACCGCTGTAGGAATAACCCATAGCGTTCCCTGCGCCGTAAAAGTAGCGCTCCATGTCAGTTACTGTGCGAATGTAATCTCTTGCCATTTTTCATCATCTCCTTTTTTTTCATTGTTTGTGTGTTCATGCACCTCTAAACGACTCATCAGCGAGTCGATGAACTTCATCCCAACTCATGTGGGCGAGGTCTTCAGTGGATGGAATCTGAACGTTGCTTCGGCCTTGTGACTTTGCAATTGTAGTTGATTCTGTGCTGATGTTGTCAATGCGCTCTCCGAGTGCTTCGATAGCCTTGCTGATTTCAGAAAGTGGGCCGCGAGCATCGAACTGCTGCTGCTCTTGCTTCTGAACTGCTTGCTGGACTTCACTACTGTAACGCTGTGAGAATTGTTGCTCAAGGTTACCACGGAAGTTCTGCTCTTGTGCTGCTGCCTTGTAGACTTCATATGCAGCCTCAATGTCAGCATCAGATACTGTGTCTGCTGTCAAGTAGCCCTTCTTTACGGGGCCAAGAGCGCCCGCAGGGGTCTTTCCACCAGATGCACTGACGGCACTGATAGCATTGGTTGAAGGTGAACCGGATTCTTGTCCTCGGCCACGAACTTGACCACCGAAGTAATCTGCACCGTCAACGGAATCTGGGTTGTCGAATCCACCAAGTTGAGCCTTGTTCAAGTCATCAAAGTGCTGTCGTGCTGCACCTGTGTCTACGCCGCCGCTCTTGAGTGTATTTTCCATCCATGTAAGGTATTCTGCGGTGATAACATCGCTGTATTCATTACCTTTTTCCATGTTATACATCTTCTCTTCTTTGTCATCTTCTTTGTCATCTTTTTCATCTTTTTCTTCAGACATTTCTTTGTCCTCCTTTGGACCGTCATCTTTTCCCTTACCTTCAAGGAAGGCAGGGGGTAGACCTTTCTCCATAGAGTCAAGTCGTCCTTCAAGTCGTGTCAATACGCTGTTCATTTGTTCCATTACATTTCCATCTGTCATAGTGGTGTCCTCCTTCAATATACGAAAGGATGCTTCGGGATTAATCCCTTTTTCACAAATTGTTATTTCGTGAAGTTCAAGTTTACTGATTTCTTGGTAGTCGCCGTGTTCTTTGTCACTCTTTCGCATTCTTTTGAATGCTTGACCACCGATTGAAAAACCAGTAAGATTACCTGTGCGAATTTCTGAAGCCACTTCGCGTGCCTTCTCAATATCATTTCGCAACTTTACAACAACAAACATACCTGTGTCGTCTACTTCAGACTTCCACATACGCCCGTCATTGTCTGTGTAGGCTGGAATTACAGTTCCAACCTGAATGTTTGAATGTGCGAGTTGAACATTAGCGTGTTCGGGTGTTGCCATGAACTTCTTGAAAGCGTCGTTCAATGCGCCGCGTGTAATGAGGTCACCCTGCTTGTCTACCAATTCTACGCTCGCGTAGCCCGCGACAACCAAATCCTTCCCGCTCTTCAGCAGGGTGATTTGGTCTGGGTTACGCATTCGTAGTTGTCCCAACATTAAATCACCAAACGAATAGTCATACTATATCAAGTTACATCAAGAAAATCGAACAGTGGGTTGGTCATCTTCTATATCAAAATCGACGGACTCACCCTCATTTGTGCTTAATTTAGCATGAGAAATTTTTTCTTTGCCTTTTTCTTTCCGGGGCATTGGTTTTTCGGGGTCTTCAGCGGGTCTTGGGCGCATATCATAGTCCGGTAATGTAGATTGGTCACGTAGTTGAGTTGGTCCGCTTGGTGATTCTACGGGTGTAGCCATGTCAATACCCAACCCTTTTCCTCCTGATGATGCCATTCTTTCTTTTGCAATCACATCTAATGCCCGTAAAGCAACTTCTAACGCTTTTACCATTGATGGTTTGAGAAGGATGTTCTTTTCTTTTTGGTCAAGAACACCAGCGGATTCCCTTTCAATACGCTTAGGGTCAATTTTTTTAGGAACAACGTTTATTTCATCGTCTTTATCCATTTTTTCTACATATCCTTTGAGCATCAATGAAATTACAGGTTCCCAAAACGGACGAAGGCTTTCAGATAATCTGTATGAATAATTACTCTTTTTTAAATCACCCATAATACAACTTGGATTCTGAAGATACCAAGACTCATTCCATTGTTTTACTTGATATTCTACAGTATCAATATCTTCCAACATAATTTTAATCACTTTACCGTCAAAATCAATATCATGTGGTATAATTATTGGAGAGTAACTCTTTGTTAGTAACGAAAGTGATTCGCTACTTGCGGGTCCTTCACCCTGACCTTCTTTGTCAACAGATGTAATTTGAACGTTGAATATATCACGACCACCACGTGCTTTCTTTGTTACACCAGATATTGTTGCTTCAACAATATCTCCTTCTTCAAATGGTTTCTCAACACGTTGGGCTGTTCCTATGTCCATGTAATATTTACCATCTAATTCTACTGCTCTATTTCCAAGACCTTCATTTGTAAGAATTGGCCCTGCACCTAAACGATAGGTGTAAGGTCCCTTTCCTCGCTTATCAAGAATAACAAAATTCATTGTTTTTCCTTCTCTCAAAATTAACCACTTAGGATGTCGTTTTTCACCCTTCATGTATGTTGATTGTGCATCACGTAGTAGAACTCTACCTTCTTCCTTTAGTTCATCTACTGCACTTTCTAAACCATCAGTATCTGTTACACGTGTGTTGTAAGGACCGGGAATAGAAATTCCATCATGACTCTCTAATTGTCCACGAAGAATTTTCAAACGCTCATTAGTATTCATATCCGATGAATCTGTTCCGTCATACGAAATAATATCGTGAACAAAGAATTCATCATCTTTCAAAACACCATCAACAATAAATTCATTGTCACTTAGTTTTGAAGCAGCGTCACGAATTTTCTTTGGGACACCTCTTTTCTTTCCATTTTCATCAAGAAATAATGTTTCATTATCCTTAATCAAAAGTAATCGAGTTCCTTCATACCATGTTGAAACGACCCAAGAATCACTAAAACCTTTGAATTCTTTCAAATCATCGAGAGTGAAAATACGGTGCATGGGACGAATTAATGGAACCCAATCATCCTCACTTGCTTTTGTCAATAATACATCAGGATTCAATAGACTCGCTAAGAAATTAGTCATTTCACCGGTTGAAACATCATATGGGTCTGTTGCATGAGGGTCGTCATATCCTCTTTCTCGTAGTTGAGGGGATTTTTGTGGTGTAACACCGGGTAAGTTCATGATTTGAGTTACATTATTTCCATGAATATCCCTCATCATTTCATCCGATGTTGGATGCACAAGTGTAGGGAACTCATTGGCGGCAAAATACCAATTTCCATCTACGCCTATTTCACCATCGAAAGTTGGTGTAACATATCCTGAAGCCCAATCCTGTTCCCCGCTATTCCATACCGGATTGACACTACATTGACTTTCGGGTGTAGGTGGAGAAATCGGTCGGTTAGACCATTTAGCCTCCTTTGTCATTTTTTGCTCTTGTGTCGCACCGACACTTTCAACGCCTTCTTCACCCATTTGTGCTTCTTCAGGATTCAAAACATACAAACTATCAAGATTATTTTGAGTTTTTCTTGTAGCCCTTTTAATGTGTTTTGATTTCAAACCCTTTACACCGTGTAAATCATTTGAAAGGAAACTCAAACCGTGATTTCCTAACAATGGACTAAACATATCTTGCGCCCTTTGTTCAAATGCACGCGGAACATTGTGTAATTCATGGTCATTCCATTGGCGTGTTTTTTTGGCTGGATTTGATGCTTTAACACCTTTCTGTCCTACCCTCAATAAATCATGATAATCTGCTCCATGAAATGGTGTCAAATCTAAATCATGTGCAGTTGGTAAATTTCCATCTGTAAGAAGAGAATGCATAGACGCAACACGGAAGGGTTGGTTCATTTCATTTGAACGGCGTATAATTTCATTCACGTGTTCTTTGTGCTTTGGTGTAGTTGGTAATCCCAATAGTTCCAATGCTTCGGTATCAGTCATGTTTCCGTGAATCTCCGCACCGTGATTCAAAAGATGATTTGCAATTTCCGCATAATCACTACCTGATGTTAGACCTTCTACATTAGGTATTTCAACATCATCAACACCATAAGCGTGTGAATGCAAACCATGAGAATTATGTTCTTGCATGAGAAGACTTCGTTCTGCTAATTTAGCCAACTGTCCCATATCATGAGTAAACTGCATTTTGTCATCTTCGGGGAAAGAATGTGGAACGGCTTCCTTAATTTGTGGAAGTAGAATTTTCATCATTTGAGTAATGGCATTATTGTCTCCTTCTAATTTTGCATCACGTTGTTTGGCTCTATCTTCCCAAAAACCAGATTTAGATTTTGGTTGCATATTACTTGCTTCTGTTTGCATAGTAAACAGAAGACCTCGTAATTCTTTGATTTCCTGTTGAAGATTTAGAATACCCTCAGGTGACATTTCACCTACTTCTTTTTCTTTGTCGAGTTGTTGTTCACGTATCATCAATTCTTTTGCCGTTTCAATCTCTTCAGGTAATGAAGCACCGTAAGCGCCCATACCCAAAAATTGCTGTATGTTCCCCAATTGTTGTTTTTTCTCACCCAAAAAACGTTCTTCTGCTTCTTTTGGTGTTTCTTGGTCAATTGTGTCGGGACTTAAATGACCTAATTCATTCATTAATTTTGAAACGTTTTCTTGCTCGATAGCCGGTAAATCGGTATAATCACCATCATTTAGATATTGAGCAATTTGATGCGGATTTCGTGTTCCCAAATGTCGTGCGATGACACCCAAAGAGTTCACATATTCTCTTTCCAAACCTTCAGGAATATTAGGCGGATTTTGTAATGATGTTTCACGATAATCTGAATAGCCGATAAAATTCAAGAAATCATCTAAATTATCACCTGTGGATAATGGTATACCATATGATTGCATATTTTTAAGATTATGAAGTTTTTTCTTTTGCGGCTCTTCAAATGGTCGAATATGACCCAATGCTGTTCGGATATGATGGTCTATCATCGCTTGTCTATGTGACATTTTATCTGACGCGCCTTCACCATAGGCTTGTTCAGAAGTCGAAAATGTATCTTCCATGTGCGGAATAGGAAGAACATAACCACGCTTACCCATAATTTCTTCATGTTCTTTAGGACTTCTTGATAAAAGATAATTTGAGTATTTACCACTTGTAGAACTTTTGTGGTCAGTAAAATTGTTTTTAATCGAAGAACCTTCACCAAGAAGATTACCATTACTGTCGTGCTTTACCTGTGTAATATCACCCGGTGAAAGAACGTGAGAAGGGTCCATTATCACGGGTTTTTTGACGAGGTTTTCCTCTCCCTTTTCACCTTGTGATAAATCCATAACTTTCTCTACGCTATGAGGTTTTACATATGGAGCGACTAAACTTGCTATAGAATTCAAATTTTTATTCACCAAGAGTTTTCCTGTATTGGAGTCTAATTCACCAAAAATCGACTTGCCCGTTTCTGGGTCCATCATCATATGATGAATAAATTCTACATATGTGGCTAAATTTCTTCCTACTCCACCAACTTCAGCAAAAGGCTCCCACCAATGTGAACCATGTGTTGTGGTATGTGTTCCATCTGAACTTTCATCATACAAACCATCTTCATTTTCTTCAGGTCTTGGACCGAATCTTGAACGTTTATTTCCAAGTATATTCCGTATATCTTTTGATAATGCTGAAGAAGATTCGTAACTTTTTGCAGCCGAAATTGCATCATCTAAATGTTCTTTCGGAATAAGAGGTCCTTCTGTTTCACCATACATTGGATGTTGTTCCATCCATTCTTCTGTTTGGGGATGATAACCCGCTAAGAATAACAAATCTTCTTTTGATATTTTTGTATGATTTTTTCCATCAGGTGTTTTCAAAACACTATGTTTACCCGATGGAAGGTATGTTTTGTGATTACCTAAACCGATTTTTTTCACATTGTTCCAATCATACGAATCTTCTGCTTTAGCCCATTCTTCGGGATTATGAAAATTAAATCGTGGTAATACATCAAGTAGACCGTCTTTATTTGATAGTGGTTCACCTGTTACATTATGAAGAATCTGCTCCCCTTCATTTTTGTGACCTTTCGGGTAAGTTTGAGGTGTGTCATATTTATCATGCATTTGATGTATTCGTTCCAAGATTACATCTGCTATGGATTGTCCATTGTAATTTGCAACCTCAGAATCATGCACTGCGGTATTCAAACCACCTTGAAGGAATCTATTTTCTCCTGAAACAAAATCTCGTTCATTATCTTCAATAAACTTGTGGAAATTTGGCGAATGCGTCGAAACACCACGATGCCACCAATTAATTTCAGGTGTCATACGCTCCATAGCATTGAAAGCAAAACGAGCCTGTGGAAGAGTAGTTCCATCGGGTAATTTGATGAGTTGGCTATCTTCATTTACATTTCCTTTGTTTTCTAAATGGTCTAAAACTGCTGTTCGTTCTTGCGGTGAAAGCCATTCCATACCAAGCATATACCCTGCCCAACCTAAACCATGACCGTGATGTTTTCCTTTTTTACCACCTTGTTCTACTTCTTTGAATGCTTGGTCGTAAGAAAATTCTTCATCTGAAGTAGGCTCAAATGTTACATCTTCACCTTCCCATTCATCAGCACGACTATTGAAATGCTCTTTTCTCAAATCATGAGAATCATCAATGTTTCCATGACCATTTTCTAATTTCCAACGTCGAAAATCACGTTCATACAAATCATGATTTGAAGAGTAAGCACCACCTAAAGCACCTCCAAAAAGATATTTTCGTTTACCTTTGACATTATGACCAAAAACAACAGGACTCTTGTTTTTTACAGCATGGTCATGCCACTCTTTTTCTTTTTTTGCAGTATCTTCTACTTTGGTTTTTTCTCCTTCTTTTGAAGGAAGATACATTCTTTTCAAATGTTCAACATATCTTCTTCTTTTTGTAATAGCATCTCTTCGCAATAATGGGTATGTTTCTTCTCTAAATGGGTGTCTATTGTGGTAAGCCTCACCGGGTGAAGAAATAATATCGGGCCAAACTGCGTGTCTAATTCCTCTTTCATCTGTATTGGGAAATTTGTCAACCCACGGGTGCCTTGAAGGTTCACTACTCGCACCTTCTATTCCAACGGCTACAGGGGCCATTGGTTTTGAATAAATATGTGGCACTGCTGAGTCATCGGGGTCTACCCACTTTTCTTTAGGTGTTTCTTCATCTTCATCTTTCAAAAGAAGGACATTCATCGCCATACTTTTGCAAACCAAAGTCAAGGGGTCATTCGGTTTTACATTTAGATTGGCTAAAGCCATCATGTATTCAGCAGCATTACGCTCTAAATCCAAACCGTCATCAACTGACTTCAACAGTTGAATTCTTCTGAAAAGAAATAGATTTGAAGGGTCGGCCAACACACACAATCACCGCTCACTGTAGCGGTCTGTATTCAGGACAAGCGTTCAAATCCATTCCTTGATGAATTCTACATCCTTCACGTGTTGTTCCCCCACAAGCACCGCAAATCTGTGGGGCATGACCGCCTTCTGCGGCTTCACGCCGCTCGGCTAAAGGGTTAGCCTTAGACAAATCAAGCGGTTTTGCTTCTCCTGAAGCATCTTCTCTTTCAGCACCCGTGCCTTCGTGTGGATTCAATTTTCGGCCAAGATTTTCCATTGAAACACTTTCCTTAGCCTTCTTGTTTTTTGGCTTTGGAGCATCTTCTGTTTCAAGAGTGCGCTGATTTGTAGTAAAATTTTGTGACCTTGTTTGTCCACCTGTTTCAGTTAGAAATTGAGGATGAGAGTTTTGTGATGCTTCTGATTTATATCCCGGTTGTGCTTTTTCCATTTTGCAACCCATTTTACACATACCTGCTTTGTCTAATTTACCACCTTTGCAATCAGGACAATCCTTGCAAGTGCAATTTTTACCACAGTCTTTGCATTCAGTTGCTTTTTCAATTCGGCGTTCTATAGATGCTGCTTTTTCAAGCAACTTTGATGCCTCGTAACTAATTGCGTCATATCTTGGTTTCAATGAATCATCTCCGTATTTCTTGAGGCGTCTGCCATTTCATGAATATCATCCCAACTCATAGAGTGGAACTCTTCGTTTGATTGAGGCATTACAAAACCTGTTTCATTCTTCATAAGAAGCCCTTCGTCATTTCGGAATGGGTCAGGAAGTAAATCTTCAGATAGAGGTGTTGATGTTCTTACAAAACCCGCTCTCTTCAATAACGCTTCAGGGTTGTTGAAGGCTTTTCGCAATCTTTGATTTTCGGCCTTTAAAAGTTGAAGGTCACCATCCATGCCTTCCATCTTTGTGATAAGAGCGTTCATTAAACGCTCAGTTGTAGAAGCCTCTTCGGCCAAATTACTCACCTTGATTTACTCGGCGTCCAAATGTTCCAGCGTGTGGTCGCATAGCAGAATTATGACGACCAGACGAAATAAAGCCCGGAAGTTGTTGTCCTGAAACAACACCAGATGGCGAAACACTTGCATCTTGATACTTGATTACGGCTGCATTACCTGCAAAATGTTCTTCTGGAACGTAGTTGTTACCTTTTTGAACAGCAGCATGAATATCATCGGATAGATAATCAGCGAACTTTCTAATTTCTGACAAATGTGTTTGTGCCGAAGTAGCATCACCATCTGAAAGAGCCTTGTTAAAAGCCTCAGTATGTTGTTGCAACTTACGCGCCATCGGGTCCATTTTTTTCAAATCCATTGTGAACACTGTCCTTTCGCATGATGCCTTTGTTTATGAGGTTTTAGGCCCCTCTTGGCCTCCGAGCATTCATTAGAGCATTTGAGTTACGCATCCCTTGAGTTGGTGTCGCGCCTCTTTGTTGCACTGAAGTTACTGGTGAGCCAATTCCCGGTGACCCTCTTTGTTGCGGTCGAGCGGGCGTTCTTGGTGTCCGTATACCCATACCTTCTCCGCCGGGTTGTGACGGTGGCATCATTGGAGGTCGAGCCATACCCGGTTGAGGTGGCATCATTGGTGGCATACCCGGTGGCATCGCACCGCCCATCGGTGGTCTACCGCCCATCGGTGGCATACCCGGAGGC